CCGCGCCCAATGAGGCGGGCTTGGTGCCGTTGTAGAGCTTAAGCTTCGCTCCGTTGCCGGCGTCGGTGATGATGGCTTGCATCATCGCGGTCTTCGCGGACGCGCGCAGCGTCAGCGCGGCGTCGGCGGACGATGGCGCGAGCAGGACGGCCGCGCCAGTCGTCATGACCGAGGCCGGCAGCGGCGCGAACAGTGTCGAAGCGAGCGCGAACGCGAACGCGAGCGCTGCGGTGATGCGAGGGAACAGGCGTTTCATAAGACCTCCGGAGTTGCTTGCTAGGCGGGTTGAAAAGAAGCGACAGGCACACCGCCCAGCGCCGCCGCAAGCGCGGCCGGGCTGGGGATGCTGGGCATCGATGCCGGCGGTTGCCAGCCAGCATCGGTGAACACTTTGGCGACGTAGGCGCTGCATACCAGGCCACCGCGATCGGTGCGCGGTAGCTTCAAACGCAGCAGGTTGTTGAGCGCGATGCGCACCAGGTCCATGAAGTCGTAGCGGATCTGCTCGCGCTGCGATTCGAGGATGAAGAGCGGCCACAGGTCCTGGCCGTGCGGGTCATTGCCGACTGGCGCGTGATACAGGTCGAAGGGCACGTCGTCGTAGCGCTCCAGCGGCACCAGGTGGTTGCCGCCCGCCCCCATCTCGGCCAGGAACAACATGCCGCCCAGGCGGATCAACAGGCCGGCATGGGTGTACTCGCTGCGGGTGAACAGTTGGATCAGCGCGTTGAGGCCGTGCGAGCGGCCTTTGATCAGGACCGCCATGCCGGTGCTGGCGCGGGCGTCGAGGTCGCGAAAGTTCATCGCGGCCCCGCTATTTCGGTACCACTTGGTTGATCCAGTCCGCCTTGGCTTGGTTGGCCGCCACGCAGTCGTGGTACGCCTTCATCGCCGCCACGTGGTTGGCCAGCAGCTCGGCCCGGCTCCCGGTTTGCAGCGAGGCTGGCGGTGAGGCGCAGGGGCGCATCGTCGTGGGCGGCGGCGCCACCGGCAAGCTCCCCACGATTGGCGGCGTTCCAGAGGCGCACGCCGTCAGCATCGAGAGCGCAAGCGTCAACAGCAGCATGGGTTTCCACATAGCGAATCACCTCGCGGTCGATCGGTAGGAATTGGGTTTCGATGCGGGTCTTGACCTGGACCGCCCTGGTCTCCACCCCGTTGGAAAGCCCCTGGCGCCGCGCCTGGTCGCGCACGGCAGCGGCAATCACGCGCCCCTGCGCTTCTGCAGCCTCGGCCAGCGCCTCGGCCCGGCCGCGCGTGTGGCCAAGATGGTCCAGGCCAAAAACCAACGCCGACAGTGCGGCGAGGACGGCGAGCAGCAGCAGGGCCTTGATGGCCCAGGCGGGCAGCGTCATGGCGCGGGCTCCTGCGGTTTGCGGCGGCACAGCGGCGCCGTGGTGGCAAAGCGCAGCGCCACATTCACCAGCGGCAGCGCGAAGGCGATCCAGGCGTACAGGCGCTCGGGCAATATCGCCTTGAGCCCCGGCACCAACGGTTCCGCCGCCGAGGCCAGCGCGGCCAGCAGCATGAGCGCGTTGATCCACAGCGTGCGCGAGCGATACCAGGGCTTGGGGTCGGGTTTCATCGCACCTCCAGGCGAGGATCGATGGCCACCAGCGTGAGCACCGTCACGTCATACAGGCGCGCGAACCAGCCGGCCCCGTAGCGGCGGTCATTCGGGTTCAGGGCGTAGCGCAAGGCACGGTCGACGAACATCAGGCGCAGCAACGACTGCGGGCCTTTGGTGTTGATGGCGATCAGCGAGCGCGGGCCGATCGCACCGTCGGGCAGCGCGCCGGCCGCCCGCTGCAGCGATTCGGCGGCGAAGCCGACACCGCAATTGACGGCCGTGTCGAACAGGTAGTAACGCAGCCCGGCCGGCAGATCGTCCGCGCGCAGGCGGTCCCAGTAGTCGCGCCGGTAGATCTCTTTCGCGCGCGCGAGTGTCAGCGCGGCGATGTCCTCATTGGGATACGTGCGCTTGCTGATGCCGAATTTGGTTTCCCCGCCCGGATCGTGCGGGTCGTTGACGTACCCGCCCTCGTGGCCGAGGACCTTGTCAAAGCAGGAATCGAAGGTAACCATGCATGGCAGTGTCGCCATGCGGGCCGGTGTGGATAAGGACTAAATATTTAGTCGCCTCCCGGCGACTGATCGAATTAAGGCTATCTGGATGCGCGGGGCGCGTCAAGCGCCGCACTACCAGTTGCGCGGCAGCTTCTTTAGGATGTCCAGTGCAACGGGGCCGGCCTTGGCGTAGTCTTCGTAACTCAATTTTCCGCAATAGACCTTAGCGTTTCCATAGTCGCCGAGCGCAAGCTTCGGGCTTCCGGTGAACTGCAGGGCTTGATACCAGGCGCACGCCTGAATCGGGTCTTTCTTCTGGCCCTTCATCGGAACGTCTGCGTAGCCGTAGGCGAGATTTCGAATCGCTTGGTAGTCGCCCTTCCAGGCTGCGGCCTGGACCTGTTTGAGGTCGTGATAGTCGATGTCGGCAGCATTTACGACACCAGCCACGAAAAGGCCAAAGCAAAGTAGCAACCGTTTCATCTCACCCTCCGATCAAGTTCATCTGCCGGCTTGGCGGGGCTTCCCCCTCCGTGCAGATGGTGTAAATCATCACCTCGGTCAATTCGTACTCTAACGCAGGCGCCCGGTACGAGCCCCCGTCCGCGTGCCGCGCGCGGATCTCGCGGCTACCATGCCTGTCGCCTCGACGATGGGATGATTTGGCATTGGTGTCAATGGGTTGCGCTACCATCTCGTTCATGTGGCTGTTGATCTTCTTTGGGCTGGTTTTGGTCGGGGCGGCTTTGATCGTCATCGGCCGCCGCGCACCCGCGCGCGCACCCGCCGTCTTGCCTAGAAATTTCCGTGCTGAAGATGCATTGCGGCGACAGCAGATCCTCACGGAATCCATTGAAATCGCGCTCGCCTCGAAGAATTTCGGCACGATTGAGTCGCGGCGGAAGGTGATCAAAGACCTACATGAAGAGATTCTTGAGTACGACGCCGCTATCCTCTCCGATGACCAGTTGCGGGCAATCGGTAATTTGATTGAGTTGTTTGAGCGTGAAGTGTCGCTAATGCAGTTTCTCAATCCGGCCCGTGATTTGTATGAAAAGTCCTTCACATTCAAAACTTGGCCAGCGCGGAAGAGACGATTGGACCAAGCAAGAAATCTGCTGTTGCCTGCACGTCGGGACCATCCTGATAACCAGGACATGAGTGCCTTGCTCGCCGCTATCGACGAAGCCTTGGCGAAAGGGAAGTGACGCGGCGTCATCAGTGTCAACCTCCTATCAAGTCCATCTGCGGCGACGGCACCGGCGGGCCTTCTTCGCAGATGTTGTAGATCATGACTTCGGTCAGATCGAACTCTAACGCAAGCTTGCGCACCGATTCACCCTTGGCGCGGCGCTCGCGGATGTCGGCGTTGCGCACCCGGCGCATGAAGGCGTCCGACTTCGGCAGCACCGGCCCGCGCTCCCCAGCGAACTCGCTGGAAAGCTTCTGCGCCGCCTCGATGCCGATGGCCTGCACAATCGGGTGATCGTCACGGAAGGTGGTGGGCACGTACAGGCGCACACCGCCAAACGCCTTGGTCAGCTTGCGCGCACCGTCCCAGCCGATCAGCCGCACCAGGTCGGCGAGCCGCTCGGGGAGGTCGGGATATTGCGCGTCTTTCACGCGGCCTGCCGCTTCTGGTGCATGGCCAGCGCGGCCACCACCTTGTAGAGCTTGTCCGGTGTGACGAATTCCAGCTTGTCCACCCCGGTGATGCGCTTGAGCATCGAGCCTTCGAGATAGACACGGGTCTTGCCCAGGGCGCGGAGCTGCGCATCGATCTTGCCCATGAGTCGCGCGCGATCGGCCGCCACGTTGCGCGGCACGTCGGTGGCGGCCTGCGCGGGCTCGCCTCGGGTGATCCTGGCCAGGTTGTTGAAGTGCTCCAGCACCCGCTGGCGGCCGGCATGTCCTAGCTTAGCCGCCGAGCGCACGCTGGCCACCGCGAACAGGTTATCGCGGTAGGCATCGTCATCCTTGCCCCAGATCTCGGTGGCCAGGATGTGGATGCGCGCCAGGTCGGCGGACCGCTGGTCTTTCATTGCGGGGCGAGAGCCTTCTCGACGATTTCACCCAGCGTCGTCATGCCGATCGATGTGGCGTTCTCATCGAAGGGCAGCATGAGGGGCTTGCTCTTGACGTGGCCGTTGGCGATCCCGCTGGCCACGGTCTCAAGGGCGGTGCGCAGGCGTTGAATTTCCTCCAAGGCGTCACTGAACTGCACCTGGACGAGCGTACCGCCTAGCCAACCGTCAGACGCCTTTACCTGAACCGGCGTCTTGCCGCCGAACTCGAAAACCGCTGTGTACCTCATGACCACCTCCTTTTGTAAGTCACCATTGCATCGCCTCCGTCCCCGCCGTAGCCGCTTCCCGGCGCTTTCGGTTGGTGTTGATCGCCGCGCGGCGATAGTTCTTGAACTTCAGGAGCGGCGCCAGGTGGCGCGGGTTGAAGCACCCGGCCACGTCGCACTTGTGGTCGATGTCGTTCATGTAGGGCACCGCCTTGCCGCCGTTGGCCAGGCGCCAGGCGACGATGTGCACATACAGCGCCGTGTGCTTGCCGTTGAGGCGCACGTTCATGCGGCCGTAGCCGTAGTTGTTGACGTTGCCATCCCACACCAGGCAGCGCCCGAGGCCGGGCTTGGCCTCCTCCGCAGGCATGGCATGCCCGGCCAGGCGACGGATCACCCGCCACGCCTGTTCCTCCGTCAACCCCGGATAGACCGGCTTGAGCACCGTCAGCTCGGGCAGGAACTCGATCATCGCGAGCGCGTCTTCGCGGATCATGCCTGTCCCCGCTTCGTATAGCTGTCCCAATCGAACCGCACCACCGTGCAGCCGTTGCGATACAGCCGGTCATAGGCCGCCTGGCCCAGGAAGCCCTCGATCGACTTGCGTCCGCCACTGGCCGGGTAGTTGCTCGTGACAATCGTCGGGCGGTTGTGGCCGTAGCGGCCGTCCAGCACCTCGAACAGGTGCCCGCGCTCGGCTTCGCTGTCCTTCTGCCGGCCGATCTCTTCAAGGATCAGCAGATCCACGCCGACGAAGGCGCGCAGCACGTCGCCCTCGCTTTGCCGGGCGTCCGGCGCCCAGCTCGCGCGCCAGGCGCGCACCAGGTCGAGCGTGGTGAAGTAGGCCACGGTGAAGCCTTGCTTGATCAGCTCCAGCCCGATGCCGCACGCCAGGTGTGTCTTGCCGGTACCGAAGTGCCCGGTGAGGATCAGGCAGTGCCCGTGCAGCCGCGATTCCGCGGCCGTCAGCAACTTGATGTAGCGCTGCGCCTCATCCCAGGCATGCATCTCGCCGGGCGAGGTGGCGCGGTAGGCGGCCAGCGTTAACGCCTGGAAGCGCGGCGGGATGCCGGAGCTTCCTAACGTGCGCGCCAGCTTGGCCTCGGCCACGCAGGCGGTGCAGTGCGGCACGCGGCGCACGGTGCCGTCCTGCAGGACGGTGGCCTTGTACTTGCCGTGGCGCGCGCACGTGGCCACCTCGGGCGCCCACGGCCAGGGCGAGAACGGCCCCGCCACCTTGGGGTCGGCCTTGCGGTCGCCGACGATCCCGCTCAACGCGGCCGACAGGTCCGCTTTGCCGGGCGCTGGCGCGCCTGCGCGCTCGACGGCGGCACGCACCTCGGCGCCGGCCGCGAACGCCTCCAGGGAGGCTTTGTCGATGGTGTGCTTGGCGTCGGTCATCAGAACAACTCCGCCACGGCCAGGCCGGTGCGTCGGGTGCGATAGCGCGTCTGCGCGTGGTGCTCGCGGTCGTAGTGGAGATGGCACCCCTGGCACATCGCGCGCAGGTTGTCCGGCGCGCAGTGTTCGGGCTCATGGTCCAGGTGCGCCACCGTCAGCACCACCTTTGAGCCGGTGCCATAGGCGGGCTCGCCCTGCAAGTTGGGGCAGCGGCCGGCATGCGTGCCGCGTCCGCACTCGCCTTCGCATTCACAGCGCCAGCCGGCCCGCACCCGCGTGGCCAATGAGATACCCGGCCAGTCGGCCGGGTAGCGGTGCTTGTTTTCAGGGCGGATCGGCATCAGTGCACCGTCCCTCGGCCGCGCATGTCGGCCCAGTTCGCCGCGATCTGTTCGAGCATGGCGTCTCGCGCGACCAGGTTGCGGGTGGCCTGGGCGTCGGCCAGCGCCGCGCAGGTGTGATACAGCCCGCTGTGGGCCGCCGCCAGGTGCGCGACGCGGTCACGGAGTTGAGTGGCCTCGTCCGCGAGGGTCTTGAGGGCCGCCCGCAGCTCATTGTTCTCGGCATCGAGCGCTGCCTGCAGGCGCAGCTGTTCGCCGGTGACGCGGATCTTGATCATCAGTCGGCCTCCCCGCCTTCCGAGTCAGGCAGTGCCGGGGTATCGCCTTCCGGGCCAATACGTCGGGCGTCCTCGATCGACTTAGCGCGGATCTTCGTCCAGTGCTTCCCCCACTCGTCAGTCAGGCCACCTTGACTTTCAAAGAACGGCGCGGTCTTGACGAATACCAGGTTGCTCGCCGGTGCACGATGCACGTAGAAGTCCTGCAGCAACACGGGAGCGCGCACATGCTCGATCGCCTTGCCCGCCGGCACGGTCCGCCAGTCGGGCCAGGTGCGCCGCTTGTTCTTCTCCAGCTTCATCACCAGTTGCGTGACGATCTGTTCCGGCGTCGCGCCGGTGCGCCAGGCACCGTCTAAGGCGAGCATGGCCACGTCGATCCACTCCTCCAGATCGAGCGGGGCGGCCTCGATCTCGACCAGTTCCTTGCGGATGTGGTCAATGACCCCGGCCGTGCGGTGCCCAGGACCGAACGTGGCCAGGGAGAAGTCGATCTGGCGCTGCAGGTAGCGCAGGAGGTCGAAGCCCATCATTCCCCCCTCGGCTGGCGCATCGACAACCCGCCCTTCGGCGCGTTGGTCCACCACACCTCTTTGCCCGAACGTTCATCGGTGCGGTAGGCATGCTCGCGCCAGATGGCCATGCGCTGCTTGCCGTGCCCGGCCACGTCCGACCAAAACCCCCAGCCCTTGGTATAGCCGCCGTGGATGAACAGCGTCCAGGCCTCCTGCTTCTCGTCTGGCAGCACCACGCGGTGGAAGGAATCGCCGGTCAGCACGTTGACCCAGCGCACCGGCACGAAGGTGCGCGTGCCGTAGTCGTGGCCGCGTCGCTCCTCCAAGTACCACCCAGCCAGGATCAGCAAGACCGCCCAGCCCCACGGGTGGTCATGCAGGCCGCGATCGGGATCGCTGCCGACGAAGCGGTGCAGGTACACCGTCACGCCGAACAGGCGCGCCACGAAGTAGCGCTCCAGGTAGGGCCGGGCGCCGTCGTTGATCAGCCGCACCGGCAGGTAGCCGGTCAGCCAGAAGAGGAGGCGCTTCATGCGACCACCCAGCCGGTGTCGATCGACCAGCGCAGCAGGCAGTTGTTCAGGCTGTCGGCGATGACGATGCGCAGCGTGGCGCCCACCACGGCCGCCAGCAGCGGCGCGTGCTGCTGGATGGCGTCGCCATGCTGGTCGGCGTCGAAGCGCACCACGTCGCGCCAGGCGCCGGCTTGGTTGATCTGCAGCTTGCAGGTGCGGGGCAGGCCGGTGGGGTTGTGCCCGACTGGAATGGTGCTCATGCGGCCTCCAGCTCATCCCCGAAGGGCTCGATGTTGAAGTCCTCGCCCTGGACGATGCTGATGCCCGCCACGCCCTTGACGGCGTCCGGTTCGTTCAGGATGGCTTCCTTGTTGATCTCCTCTTTCGAGCGGATGAAGCGCGACAGGCCCAGGCGCTTCAGCGCATCCATCACCGCCTCCGCACCGCGGATTCCGCAGGAGGGCGGGCGGGTACGCCAATTGATCTCGCCGGTGGTGAAGGCTACCGTCTTGGTCTTGCCGCCGTTGGTGATCTGGTCGCGGTTGGCCTCGCACCACGCCTGCACGCCCTTCTGCAGGCGCTCGATCTCCTCGCGGTGCGGCTTGGCCTGCTTCTCGAAGCGTTCCTTGATGGCGGCGAGTTCGTCGTTCATCTCGGCTTCGATGCGCTGCATCTTCCGCTGGGCACGGCCGATGTTGCGGATGCCGGTCTCGACCTCCGGGCGGGATTGGGCCACCCACACGGTGGCGGCGGTCTTGATGCGGCTCTTGATGTTGGTGATTGCGCTTGCCATAGGTGGCGGTCCTTTCAGGTGTTGAGGTTGAGTTGCCCGAGCAGCGTGGGCAGTGAGACACGGCGAAGCCGGGCTTCGAGGGTCAGGGAGTGCATCGCCCGCGAGCGCAGGAACCGGCAGGACTCCTCCAGTTCGGCCGGCGTCTCGGCGATGTAGTAGCCGGAGCGGGGATGCCCGCAGACGGCGTGGCCTTGTTCGCGCAGTTCGCTTGTGAACTTGCGTACGTCACGTTCCGACCAGCCGAACCAGGCGGCGACCCGCGCGCAGGTAACGCCTTTGTCGGCGCCTTGGTGGGCGGACAGGTAAGCCAGGAGGGCCGAGGCTTTCGGGGACATGGCGGTGCTCATAGCGAACTCCGGTTCGGGTTGACGACGCGCCAGTAGGTGGCCGCGTCCATTTCGACGAACAGGCGCGGCGCCGGCGGCAGGGCCATCAGGGCGCTGTTGGGCGGCAGGGGTGGGCAGGCGGTAACGCGCTTGTGCGGGTCCTCTGTCTTGGCCGATGCCTTGGGAACGACCACCAGACGCCATTCGTAGGTGTGGTCTTCGTGTTGCTTGGAGCGCCCCTTGCCCGGCCCGATGACATGCCCGAGCACCACCAGATTGGAGAGCGTCTTGCGCGTGGCTGGGCGGTCAAAGCCTGTCGCGCTGGCCACCTGGGCGACGGTAAAGCGCTGGCCCGCGCGGGCGCGCATCCACTCGCGGATCGCGCCGCTGCGGTTCAGGTAGGTCGAGGTCATGCGAGCCTCCGGTCGCGCTTGCGCGGCCAGGCGCGGTGGCGCAGCTTCTCGATCCAGCGCCCACCCTCGCCCTGCACCTGGCAGCCGGCCGCTTCCAATGCGGTTTCCAGCGGCATTTCGGGGCCGCCAGCGCGCGCACGGCGCGGGCGAGGGGTGACGGCCGTCAGGCGGATGCGCACGCGCTCCTGGGCCGGCAGCAGCGGCAGCACGTCGGGGTAGCGGCTGTAGTCGCGCTGGCACGCCGCCGGGCCGAAGCGCAAAAAGTGCTCGAAGCTGCAGCCCAGGCGCCGAAAGGCCGGGTTGGCGGCGTACACTGCCGCCTGGTGCTCCAGCTCGGCATCGGTGAGGAGAAGCGGGTTCATAGGCCCACCTCGGCGCGCGCCTTCTCGACCCTGCTCCAGATGCAGTCGACCAGATCGCCGACACGGGTGCAAATTTCCTCTTCGTCGTATGCCGCGAAATCGAAAGCGGGATGGAAATCCTTGAACATCGCGGCCTCGATACGCTCGCGGTGCGCCTGTGCGTGCATGACCTCGTGCGCCACCAGCCCCGGCGTGCAGCCCACCAGCGGCAGCACGATGGTGCCGTTGGCGTTGGTCTTGTTGGGCGCGAAGAACGCCTGGATGATGAAGCCGCGTTTGGGCCGGTCGGTGGTCTTGAACAGCTTGTGCACCGAGGCGGGGTCTTCGAGCAGGCGCACACGCAGCACCTGGCGCTTGTATTGAACGGTGAACGTCGTCATTCGGCCTCCTGGATGGGAATCGATTGCCGCTTGGGGTTGTGCTGACAGGTCTGGCAGGTGCGCCAGAAGCGCACCTGCAGGGCGTCGTTGGTCGGGCAGTCGCGCTCGCGGTTCTGCCGGCACTCGAACATCGGGATGAACTGCAGGCTGTGCGGGCACTCCACCCGCGCCATGCGCTCGATGATCTTGGCGCCGACCTTCTCGGTGTTCGGCGAGGGATAGCAGCCGCGCAGCAGCGTCGAGACGGCCGCGCGCGAAATGCCCAAGCGGATCGCCGCCTTGGCCTTGTTGCCCTCGTGCTCCTCGACGCACTGGCGCAGCAAGGGCAACCACACATCCGGGCTCACAGTCGGTTCAGACATGGAGCGCCCCTCGCATTTCTGCCTGCACAGCATCGAACCATTGCGGGGCTACATCCGTGGGCAGCACGGCGTCGGGCTGAATCATCGGGAACACTTCCAGCGTGTTCGGGTCGGTCACCGTGCCCGCGCGCTGGTTCCACACCGGGGCCGAGAGGCCGGTGTCGCGCACCAGGAGGTAGCGCTTGAAGCCGTTGCTGGTCATGGCCGTGCCGGGTTCGCGCCGCAGCTCGGTGAGGTAGCCGGCCGCGCACAGCGCGCGCACGTACTTGCCGAGGTTGCTGGTTGCGTCAAGCTCGCTGCCATCGGCGATGTGCTTCAGCAGATCGCCCAGGCCGAACTTCTTCAGGATGCGCATGGCGCTCCACGCCTTGGCGCGCAGCCCGCCGGTGACCAGGCGCTGGCGCTTGCCGTCGCGGGTCTGGCCGGAGGCGATGCGGCGGCCTTCGTCGAGGAAGGCCTTGGCCGAGGCGGTCATGGTGTAGCAGCCGGGCTTGCATGGCTGGCCCCGCATGCCGGTGTACACCTGGCGCTCCAGGAAGCCCCGGCGCACCAGGGTTTCGCAGTAGTCCACCACCTTGGCGCGAGCTAGGCCGTGCGCGCGCGCGGCCTCGCGTTTGATGTCTTCGAGCTTGACGCATTCGCCCGGCTTCACGCGGGCGTTAACGATGGTCAGGATGATCTGTGCGGACATGTAGCTAACGCCTCACACGGACCGCAGCACGGCGCCCGCCTGCGACTGCACCAGGCGGCCACGACGGGCCTGCCAGTCATGCGTGAGGGCCTGCCCTTGCATGTCTTTGACGCCGATGCTGGCGAGCCCGTTGCGCTTGGCCGCGCGCTCGATGGTCGCGATGGCGTTCATCAGCTCGCGCATGCGCCCGCTGGTCTGGCGGTGCGCCTCGGCGACCAGGTCGGCCTCGATCTTCACCTCGCACAGCTCGGCGCACACCAGGGCGGTGTCCTCCAGCGTGGCCTTGCCGAAGTTCACAACGCGCGCCACGCGCGAGGCCAACTGCAGGTGGCGCGCCAGCTTGGCCTGCGCCTGGTCCATGCCGACCATGACCACGATGATCTCGGTCAGGTCCGAGAGGTCGCGGATGGCTTCGAGCACCTTGGCGCCGTTGTTCAGGGTGTGCTCGACCTCGTCGATCACCAGCGGCGTGCGGTGCTTGGCCAGGTAGGCCACCAGGCGGCCGAAGCGTTCCTTGCTCTTGCCGCGCGCGTCGACCTTGAGGGTGTCCGCCAGCTCGGTGTAGAAGTAGTTCGGGGTCCACTCGACCTTGGCACGCATGAACACCGCGCCCTTCTCGATGGCCCACTGCGTGACGTTGGCCGTCTTGCCCAGCGCGGCCTCGCCGGTGACCAGGCAAAAGCCCGCCTCGGCCGCACCGCGCGTCTCGACATCGGCGATGGCCGAGCGGAACGCCTTGTACATACTGGTCTTCACAAACTGGTGTTTCACGATTAAAGTTCTCCTGGTGGTGGTGGTTTCACTGCATCAAGAGCCGCTGTCGGTGCCCTCAGAAGACCCGGCAGCGGCTTTTTCTTGTCCGTCGTCGTCGCCGTAGAGCGACGCCCATTCATCGGTGGTGCGGTAGGCGGCCAGCCATTCGTCGTCGGCGCCGGTCATCTGGTCGGCGTTGGCCTGCAGCCACTCGTATTTCGTGTAGTCGGCCTCGAACATCGGGCGGCGCGCCTCGCTGATCGCCTGCGGCACCACTTCCTCGATCAACACCGGGTCGGCCGGCGCGAGGGGCATGCGGTGGATCGGCAGATCGAGCACCTCGGCGGCCTGGTACTCGATGGCCGGTGTTGGCGGATTGAGTTCGTCGCGCACCTCTTGCAGCTTGGTCTGCAGGCGTGCCTCGCGCGACTTGGCGCGGTTCTCGGCGGCGCGCTCCACCATCGACACCGGGAAGTAGTCGCGCTTGTTGCCGTCAAGCTGGGCGATGCAGATCAGGCGGCCGTTCGGGTCGCGCACCCACACGCGCGAGGCGTCGTGGATGTCGTAGCCGACGCGCAGCTTGACCTTGGGGTCGTAGTGCGCCAGGTCGGCGTGGAAATAGAGGTTGCCGTACAGGGCGATCTCGCCCCGGCGCGCGGTGCGGTACTCATACGGCCGGAACATGTCGTCGGCCTCGGCACCTTCCAGCCGGTGCAGGTCGGCGCCCACCTCGGCACCGCGCTTCCATGCTTCGAGCGGCGTCATGTGGCGCCGTGTGCCGTCCGCGTCGACCACGCGCGGCAAGGCGCGATGCGGGCGGTTGTTGTACCAGTCGACCCGGCGCTCCGCCCATTGCACGAACAGGTTGAACGGCATCAGGTGGCGCGACGCGCCGGTGGCCTTCACGTCGCGGCGCGTGATCTTGAACACCTGGCCCTTGGCGTCGGTGTCCATCTTCGCGTTGAGGAAGGTGTCGAACTCCTTCGCGCCCGCGACCCACAGCGTCTGGTGGGCCTTCTCGACGATGCCGTGCGCCTGCGGGTTGCGCGCGCGGCCGAGCGTTTGCGTGATGCCGATGCGCGCCAGGATGCCCATATCCGGGTCGCCCAGGCGGTGGTTCTTGTAGCCCGATCCGCGGTCGGTGTAGAGGATGGCGGGCACAGCCCACTTCTCGGCCGCGTAGCGCACCGCGTCGATCACCACCAGCGAGCTTTCGGCCAGGCCCACCGAGAAGCCGACGCACAGGCGCGTGGCGCCGTCGACGCCCCAGGTGATTTCGGGCCGGAACGGGCGGCCGTGCGAGGGATGGGCGATCTCGGCGTCGAAGGTGTGGCCGTCGAACACGTAGAAGTCACCCGGCAGGTTCTTCGAGGTGTCGCGCCGCACGAAGGGCTTGATGGCGCGGATCTCGCGCTCGCCCATGCGGCCCTTGTTGCGCTCGATCAGGCTCATTTTGTCGAGGAAGCGGCGCGCCTGGTGGTAGCTGGGCAGCGTCATGCCCTTGGGGGCGGTGCGCGCCAGGTCGGCGAGCGCGGTTTGCAGGAAGGGCTTCTGCGGGCGCTGGTACATGGCCAAGAGCGGCGCGTGCCACACCTTGGCCTTGAGGTCTTCCCCCTTGCCGCCGGGCGCCAGGCCGATGAAGCCCTGCGCTTGGTGCGCAGCGCGCCAGCGCATCAGGGTGCGGGTGGCCAGGGTGCGCTCGCCGCTCTCGCCTAAGCGGGCATTGGCGCGCGCCACCAGCCCGGCCAGCGGCCAATCGCCCTCGGGCGCTTGCGCCAGGTCGCAGATGGTGCGGCACGCCTGGGTGATGCCGGCCAAGGCCGCGAGGCGCTCCATCTCCTGCAGGATCGCCGCGCGCGCCTCGGCGATGTCGCGCTGCCAGCCCTTGAGCGCGCTGACCTTGGCCGGCGCGGCGGTCATCGGGAACAGGGGCGCGGTGGTGCCGCTGACCGGTGGCGGCACCGGGGTGGTGGCGGCGGTCTTCATCAGCTGCTCGCGGATCGCGGCCGGCAGGCTGGCGACGACGAACTCGCGGCGCACGCCGCCTTTGCCACCACGCCCGCTCGACTGGATGAAGGCCCAGCCCTCGCGGGCGGCGCGCATCTCGATCGCCTGGCGCGTTGATGGCAGGCCCTGCAGGCCGAGCGCGGCCAGCTCGGTGGCGGTGTAGCTGGTGCGCGCGCTCATGATTCCTGTCCCAGGACGCGCCGCACCTGCTTGATGCGCTCGCCAAGCTGGCTGCGCATGTTCTCCAGCTTGCCCAGCTCGGCGGCGAGGGTCTCGCGGCCGATCAGGATGCGCGCTCCGCGCTTGTCGGCCAGCCAGCTGGTGAGCTGGTGCGAGCGGCAGGCGGTTTCGAGCGCTGGCACCTTGTAAAGCGGCAGATTGAAGGTGTCGCGGGCCTCGCTGGTGTAGCCGTCGAGCATGGCCTTGGAAAATTCCCGTCCGGTCAGGCGCGAGACTTCGGCGGCCACCTGGTAGCGGTCCAGGCCCGAGCCCGCCAGCATGTCGCTCACCAGGTGCGAGACCTCGGCCGAGTAGTTCATGGTGGCCGCGATCGGGGCCGCAGGCTGCGGCACCTCGAAGAGGTCGACCGTGAATTGGTCGCGCTTCATGCCGGCGCCCTATCTAACGCGTCGACATTGCGCGCCTGGCCGACCGGGGTATCATTGGCGTTAGAAGTGGTTGATTTGCGCAAAGTCAGATCGCGGGCACCACGCCGCTTTTGCGCATTCGGAGAGTTCGGCGAGTAGCGGGAAGGCCAGATGTCCTTTGGCTCCAGCCCGAGGGTCGCGGCGATGATTCGCTCGCCCTTGGGCCACGAGGCGCGGGAGACGACATGCAAGGCATTCGGGTGGTAGCCAGATTCGCGCGCCAGGCGCTGCAGCGAGGTGCCTTTGGCCCGCACGGCCGCGACGATTTCAAACGGGTGCCAGTCAGTACCAGTACGCAATTTCGAGAGGTTGATCGCGTGGGGTTTGGCGGTCATTTTTTCGGTCTGTCTATTCAAAGGTTCCTAGCGAATAGACGCATCGTCGCTCACTTGCGCAATACCCGACAACTATTTATTTGTTATTTGCGCAATCAAAAGACGCGTTATTTGTTATATGGCCTATTTGTTGTTATGAATCAACAATCTACCGATTGCGCAATCGCCCGAAATGGGTGTGGCTCGTGATTGCGCAATCGGAAAATATTGCGCAAGTGGACTCAGAGGTGTTCCGTGAGCGCCTCAAGATCGCCGCTGCCGGCCCGCTGACCACCTGGCTGGACTCGATCGGCCTCAAAGACACGGTCTATTCGGCGCTCTCGCGCAAGTCGGCGCCAGGACCGGAGGTTTTGGTTCGCCTGGCGCGAGCGAGTGGGCGGTCGATCGACTGGCTGTTGGGCCTGGTGGACGAGAACGACCCACGTGGCGTGGTTGGCCCTTACCTGCGCTCGCTGGGCGAGCAGGCGATGCCGAATGGTCTGGGCGTCGATTCGCTCAAGGGCAAGATCATCCGCAGCCCGGAGGAGTTGGCGCGCGTGCTGGGAGATGCGACGGTCCTCACCACCGGAGGCGATCGGGCGTCGTACATCACCGAGGACGCCGAGTTCGTCTACGTGAAGCGCTACAACGTGCGCGCGTCAGCCGGCGATGGCCAGTACTTCACCGACGAGAACGTGGTGGGCCGCTACGCCTACCAGCGCGACTGGTGGGAGCGTCACATGCCGTGCCCGGCCCGCGAGTGCGGCATCATCGAGTGCGATGGCCGCTCGATGGAGCCCGACATCTTCGATCGCGAGCCGATCCTGATCCACCTGGCCGACAAGGGCCTGAACACCGACGCTGTGTACGTGTTCCGGCTTCGCGAGAAGCTCCTGGTCAAGCGGCTGCAGCTCCTGCCGGATGGCATGATCAACGTGATCAGCAGCAACAAAGAGAACTATCCGCCCTACCAGGTGCACCAGAGCGTCTTCGAGAACCCCTACGACGGCGCCGTGATCGCCCGCGTCCTGGGCGTTCCGGGCGATTTTCGGTGGATAAAGTGACAAATCACGCGCAAATTTGCGCGGCCGGCGGTATCTAACGGGCGCAATCCGTCATTCGCTGCCAGCGCGCAAAAACACGGCCGTCAGAACGCTACGCCCCGTGTTTTTCTTTTTTTTTGGTTGTGATGACAAATCACCGCCGATGCCAAATCAATCGCCCCCCCACAACTGCCGCCTCTGCGGACAGGCATCAACGCGCGCAATCTGCGCGGGTTGCGATTCCGACCTGGCACGTGTGTCCGCGTCGCGCTGCAGGGTCTGTGCGCTACCCCTGCCCGCTGCCATGGTGTGCGG